TCCACCTTGAAAGGAGGAAGCGAACTGAACGGCGTGAGCCGCTCAGGGTTCAGTCAGCTAACTGAACGCAACCCACCCTAGCCGGTAGCCCTCGACGCAACCTCGACCGACGTACCCTTGGGTATCGTCGTCGGGGATCACGCCGAGGAGGCTAGACATCAGTCGGGTCTGCTCCGAGAAGCCCCACACGAACGCCTTCGGGCGCGTGACGGGCTTCCAACAGCGGACATAACCGATGCTATGTTTCCAGCGGGTGTGCCAGGAAGGCACATGAATTACCACGTCGCCGAGCTGAGCCGGGCCTTTGCAGGCCCGGATCGCAGTCGGTAACGAATCGTGGAGTCGAAGCCACAAGCGCGGATGGACGACCCTTATGAGGCTGTTCACGCGCGCAATGCCATTGAGGTGCGTTATGACCTCGGCAGGCTCCGAAGGGATGACTTTAGGGTAAAATGGCCTGACGGCCACCCCACCGTAAAAGTCACCCCCACACGATTCCCGAAACGGGCCAGACGTGAACGTCTTAGTCCGATTAGGGGTAAAGCCGCAGAAACGAAGAGCCGAAAGGACATCGTCAGCCTTTTCAGACGGAACGATGATATCATCTCCGTAAACAAAGCAGTCCACTCCAGGGGTTAGACCCCCGGCAACGGACGCCACGTGTGAGAAGATGAGAGTTTCCAGCTCGAAAGTGAAGCCGTTCCCCATTGAGGAGAACTTCTGTAGGTTCACCCATGTACCCTCGAGGAGGGTACACGGGGATCGGAGCTGTGCAAAAGCTCATACCAATCAGAAGGAAGCAAGAGTTTTACCAAGACCTTGCTAACGGTATCACTCGCATTCGACAGATCGATGGTTGCCCATCGACCCGTCAGAGACCCCTCCCGTGCGAGAGCACGGTGGAGGTCCTGACCATGGTCGAGGTCTAGTCCAACTTTCGACAAGCGACGCCTCACGGCGCCGCCCAATCCGAGTTGGTAATAGACGTTAATGGACGGCTCCTTGGCGCAGGCGCGGTCAGTCTTACAGTTTTTAGGGACTGTAAAGAACTGATTGCCGCGGACTCGCGCCGGAGGCCGACCACTCTCCGCACGCACTGACCCAAGCCCGCAACTGAACCAGTTGACGAGCCAAGGCCATGCGTGGGGGGTGTAGGTGGGAACTGAGGAGATTTTGTCAGGTACGACCGAGCCGTACCCATCACTGACTGTACTACCGGGTCCGAACCGTCCCTCTATGAGGGTCGGCGGGCGCCCCAACGTCGTTTTAACCAACTTTTTCACGTCACTGAAAAATTCAGCGATGCGTATCTCAGACAGGCTCTGGAAAGGGCCGTTGTAGAGATATGGTGTAAGACGAGCGTTGGAACGCGCGCACTCGAGTTCCCCCTGCCGCCATTTTGCGATGGCGGCGGCCCGACGTTCGTCGGGTCCAGACATGGGAATGTCTGGCAGCTTCGCGAGGAAGGCGTGAGCCTGGGCCGCGCGAAGGTAGGACTCGGGTTCGGCATACAAAGCCGGGTTGAGGTCCATCGTAACGATGGCCTCCCACTCCCCATAACGGGCCAAGATGGCCAACGTTAAGGCGCGTGGGCAGCTTAGTGCCTCCATAGAGGATAGCACATACTCATGGAGATCTTCTCTCATAAGCACCTCGAATAAGGTTAAGTCGCCGAATATCCGGATTGCACGCAGCTCTTAACGAGTGCGGATGCCATCAGGTTGGCGAACTGCGACACGAACTCATTAACGTCCGTGGCGTTCATTTCCTTATCGAGGACCCAAGTTGCTGACCCCATGGCCTTACGCACGACCGACGTCACCCCAGTGGTGGAGTTAGTCGAGACTTGCGGATAGAACATGGTGGAGCGAAGCTCGCGCTTCCCGTCGCCGCTCTCCCGAGCGGTAAGACGGAACTCGGGTTGCTGTCCAATGGCGACACCAGCAGCCTGGTATTTCCAGACGGCTGGGTTCTTGTCGCCAGAGGAAGGGACAACACCGGTGTAGATGATGTCAGTGACGCCGTCATTCTTTTTGACGGTGATGTTAGCCAATTGAGGCATGGTCTGGTCCTTTATAGGAGGGTTACAGCCGCTTCTGCACTTGTTGCACAAGAAGCGACCAGGAGGTGAGAGCACGAAAATGGCTCATAGTCAGTGGCCGTCGAGCAAGCTTGACGGTCGGAAGACCGAGAGTCCGAATCGCGTCCTTCGCAAGGAAGGCCTGAGTAGATGTACCGCCGGTACCCCACGTTGAACGTGAAGTAGTGTAGCGGTAACCGACCCAAGCCGTCGAGGAATAAGTGTCTTCGAAGGTGATCCCGAGGTAAGGCGTGAGCCCACCAAGGAATTGTCCGACGTTATAGACATAATCCACGACGAAACTCCAGGGTGCGATTTCCCAGAGAGTCTCAAGCGGGTTTACCAAACCCAATTGATGCGCGAGGTAGAGGTTCGGATTGGTGATCCGAGCCTTACCACCTACGACACAGCGGGCACTCATAAAAGTGTCCTCTGTATAAGAATCGTAGGGTGGTATACTCCACTTCCTGTGCGTGTCGTCCGTGTGACGACCAAACCCCCTCACGGGGATCCGGTCGAAGTCACGAGACAACGTCTCACAGGCAGCAGAGACGTCGGATATCAGAGGGAGCCACCCGAAGGAGACTTCCAGCGAAGTGTTGGACAGCGAAGAGCCTAACCGTTGGATCTGAGAAGATCGAACGGGGCGACTCAGCGTCGTCTTATCACCCGCGATATCACGAAGTACTACCCACAACCCGGCCTCGTCACGCCGCTTGACGGCGCGGAGTAGGCGAATGCCTTGCTCAGCACGATCAGCGATCATGCCGAGTGCCTGGTTGCACTGGAGGAGTGTAGCCATCCAGAGAGATGGGTTGCCCAGCTTCTCTTGGAACTGTGCAAGAGCACGGTTCATAGCTAAAACATCAACTGGTGTGGTACCGATCCGAGGAGCGGTCCGCCAGCTGCTGTCCGCCCCGGTGGTAAAACCACCTGGAGCCAGCGTTCCAGTCGCAGTATCCTGGATGACGGTTTGATACTTGCGGGTATACGGCAACGGGAGAGTATAGGGTTTGGATTGACCATACCTGTCTACTGTCTCGTACGTTGACCCAGCACCTTGACCGATCATACCAGTGGGTGTCGCATAACGCGTGGGGCCCTTAATTGGAGCTACCATAGGTGTCCTTTCGACACCTCCACCCAGGGCTTCGGTGTTTCCGAAGTCAGATACGAGGTCTCACGACCCCAGATCGAGTCCCCCTTC